GGTTGTACCCGTGCAAGAAGGCCACGTGATCTGCACCGATAACTGGCATTGGACATCCACGGCATATGACAATCCAAACATTCTAAGATTGACGCACGAGGATCGCGCGTTGCTGAAAGGCATGTTGATAAAAGTTGAGGATTGAGGAGAAACATGTTCAAGAAAACAAAACCTGAACTGATACAAACAAAACTACCGCAGTTTCCACATTGCGACCAACGCATTCTGCACGCGCCCGGAGAATGTGAATTTTGCGATAAGCATACAGATTGGCAGATTTTAAGGCAACTATGGGGCATCGCATTCACAGGATATGAGCCTGAAGGCACAGAATTACCATGTCCGGCAGATTATGCACGTGGCGACAATCATACCAAATGGTTTGGAAATACAGCGAAGCCCAAAAAAGATGACTATAGTGGGCCGTTCACATCATGAACATCAAAGCTTGGCTGATTTCCCATACTGACCATCTTATCGCGGGCGTGATCGCTTCGATTCCCGTTAGCATCGCAACGAATATAATCATGCATCATATGGGCGCGATCCTGACATTTTTGCATGTGCCCGTGAACATCATTCATTGGGCGGGTTACTGATGAAACTCATTTGCTGGCTGGCATGCATCGGCATTGTGATTAGCTTGGCACGAGCGGTTAAAAATTCCACGAAATGGAATCTTGCATAGGAGGATAATATGAAAGACATCATAGACCCGAATTATCCAAAGTACGGATATATCTTTGACGTATGGAGCGATAAATGGATTCCATATCAACGGCCACATTTTTTCAGTCGCTTGCGTCGAGCCTTTGTCTCGTTTTGGTGGGAACTTACTAAAATCTAATGGCATTTCCTTGCGGCATCTACAACATCAAATTCGTGAACTATTTTTGAGTGTGTCAAAACAGACACAATAACAAAAAGCTTGACATCTAACTCCTTTTGTGGTATAATGTTAGCCATGAATCAGGGTAATCTGTATCAGCCGACCAAGTTTGTAATGGGCATTGTAGGCTCGGAATCCATCAAGTTTACGCCTGAGACCGAAGCCCGTGCCAAGGATTGCATACGCGCCTTGCTGCAGCTAGACCACGTTACGGGCTATTCTAGTGGCCACTGCCACCTTGGCGGCATAGACATCTGGACGGAAGAAATTGGCGATGAATTCGGGCTTGAACGTTTTATCTACCCGCCTAAAACGCAAAGTTGGGAAACCGGATACAAGCCGCGCAACTTGCAGATTGTGAAAGCGTCTGATGAAGTGCATTGCGTTACCGTCCGCGAACTGCCCGCGACGTACAAAGGCATGCGCTTTGACTATTGTTATCATTGCCATACCGATCAGCATGTGAGGTCTGGCGGATGCTGGACGGCATTGCAAGCACAAAAGCGCGGCAAGCCAGCCTACTGGCATGTGATATAGGATTCCACAAAATGACTAAACCAAGATTTGAATGTGACGAATGCGGTCATGCTAACGCGCATGGAAAATACGGCTGTGAATATGAGTATGGCGATGTGTGGGTTACAGGCAATCAACCAGATCAACCTACTGTGTTGATGGCGCGCGGCCAATGTGGTTGTGACTACCAATCGCCATACGTGCAGACTGGACCGCATTTGCCCGAGCGATGCGCCTCAGACGCAAAATGAGCGTGGATACCAGCGATTGATTGTGCTTCAAATCGGCGTTTGGAATCGCTCCAGCCCGGACGAGCTTGAGCGCCATTGATTAGCTCTTGGCAGCGTGGGCAAGTGGAATCGTAATTCTTGAATGCTCGGCTACAATTGGGTTTGTGTTTGGTGTTCATGTTCAAATGGTCTCATATGGTGAGGAGATTGTCAAGAGAAATCGTAAAATATTTTAGGCGAACAAGAGGAGAACAAAATGGAATTAGAAGATCTGATTATGATAGGTGCATGTGCTTTGTTAGGAAGTACGCCCCTTGAAGGAATTCCAACACCGTTGGCGATACAGCGAGCCGTTGATACAGCCAAGCGAGTTTGGGCAGAAGTTTCGGACGGCGGTCAGTCCACACAAAAAGCAGAAAAGACAACAAACACGCGAGAGAATCCGGGTAAAAACGGGTTAATTTTGGACATTGGATAGGGTGTTAAATGTATAATTCCCGAAAATAAGGGAATTATACAGTTCACTCCCGTATGATTCTAAGGCACTTTAAGTGCTTTGTTTGCGTTAATTATTTTGGACTGGTTCGCAGAATGTACTTGACTACCGCAAGGGAGTAATGTATATTACGAGCATGGAAAACAACAAAGCACTTCCCAAAGGCACCAAGGTAATCATCGAAAGTTCGGGACTTCCGACATGGGCAAACGGGCAAGTTGCGGAACTTACAATCTCTTATATGCTGCCCAATGCGCACGGACTCCACATCCGAATGTACAGTGCGTGGATTAACGGTCGCCGTCTCGACATCGCAGCGCATTCTATCAAGGAGGTACTCTAAAGATGGAACGCAAATTCAAATACGGCAAATTCGGACTTACGGAAAACCCGGTCGGCAAGTATGTCGCGTTGCCTTGGAAAGATGGCCGAACACTTCTCGGGGAAGTCGTCAGTACTTCCTATAACGACGTGCGCGGTACGCTCCATTTGAATGTGCGGCACTTCTGCGGCGATGCGTGGCCCGTTTCGCCTGTTGCATCTGCGGTGACAATACTTGAGTAAGGCACGAAAGGCTAAATTCAAGTTTGATAAGCATAGAGTGGTTTGCTTATCTGCTGCACGAATGGGCGGGAGAAAATTTGCGGAACGCTACTACGCAGGCGCATATCCCTTGCAATTCTCATGCCAAGTGTGATATAATAGAAGGCATATGAGAGACTACCCAAATGTCTGGCGATTTAGATACAGATCATGGATTGAACTGGGCGTCCACCATTCAGACGATCCTGACACCCGTATAAGAAAGGGCATAGTCAGGGTTCAATACAGGAACGGAAGCTGGCACGACTTCGACAACATAGACCGTAAGGAGTTCTTCAAGTGGGCAGACGGCGGATTTAAGCCTCGTTTCATGCCCGCTGGCATCATAGTGAAACCGCCAAGAGTCAAAGCCAAGCCGCAAGCAATCGAAGAGCCCGAGGAAGAGAACGCAGGACCGTACATAGCCGACACAGACTATTTAGGACAAGTGACTGGCCGACCAACCAGATGGCACAAGGCATACGCAAAGCCAGAAGAGTCGAGGCGAACGTCGCATGTATCAAAGGCGATAGATAAGATACGTGAGAGATTGAAGCTGCGAAAGCAAGGCAAGTGAGTGTGGTTTTGTAGCACCTCGACATTGAATCGTGTAATTCTTACATAGTGCGTATGTGTAATATTTACTATGTAGATTTTACACAGGTACCACCCCAACCAAGGGAAAAAGTTTTCCAGTGAAAGATTTTTCTGGCGTCAGATTATTCTGACATATAAATTTTACACAGTATGTAATTTCTACACGGTAGATTTTACACGCCAAGAAGCGTCACAGCGAACAAAAAGCGTTACCGTGTGTTATCAGCAACTTACAAATGCGATTTACGGAAACAAACGAGTTAGGTGTAAAACCAATCCACCTTTCGCTATTTTCTATACTCGTGGAGGAAGAAATGAACGAGAAAGAAGTAGAAGCTATGATTACTCTAAGATTGATTATGTTTCATGACGCGCTGGTCGAACGCGGACAGATCGCACCAGCACCGAAACCTGCTGATCCTGTTGAGTTTATGCCTGACCGCACGGTCGTGGATACTCCCAGCATTTTGTAAACTTTGGCACGCGGATTGCTGGCCTGCAATTTTCGGGCCAGACTATTTTGTTTGTTATCTATAAGTTAGAAGCGCGTAAATTTTTATACGTGTTAGTTTTGACACATGGGACCCAAGTACTAGTATGGGCACGGTCCCCAAGGCATCCCCGGCTCGCCGCGCACAGGTACGAAGATACGTTTCATCTCACACATACATCACCACTAAGTGGAACACATCAAACCACTTACGCGCGATACGCGCACAATATACTTGCGGGGACCCAATATGAAATGCGTCTATAGATTTCACTAAAAACAATCATTTCAGCGACTGCTGAAAGGCGTTATACCATTGAAACGATGCGGCCAATGGCTGGAGGGACCCAAATTGCCCGGGCCCATGAAAATTTCTGAAGAAAGTTCTTGACAAAGGGACCCATCTGTGGTAGAATAGTTGTCACGATAAAAGTTTGCGGTCGATTCGTATAACCGGCATTACGCCGCTTTCGTAAAGCGGTTATTTGGGTTCGAATCCCAAGTTGACCTCCAAAATTGGCGAGCTATGCTTCGCCGCGCAAGCGGAGTGAAGAGCCACCAGCGGTTCCAAGCGAACCGCAAAGTTTCAAAGCTGAATTAGTTCATCGGGAGAACGAACGCTTGGTAAGCGTTAAAGGTTGGTTCAATTCCAACATCTAGCTCCATGCCCGAGTAGTTTAGTTGGCAAAACTCCCGCCTTGTAAGCGGGCGTCCAAGGTTCGAAACCTTGCTAGGGCTCCATATTAAGTCTTCCATTCTGTGGAAGCAAATCGGCTTGAGGGGCGGTGTAAACCCGCTAGGCGCTTCGGCGTTGATAGCTCACTATAGAGAGCGCAGCCCTGATTTTGGCGTGATCGACAAGCGGCAAGTCAGTTGTCTGCAAAACAACCAACGTTGGTTCGATCCCAACTCACGCCTCCATTTTATGGATTGGTCGCATAGCGGCAATTGCCACTGGCTGTAAACCAGTTGCTCCTTCGGAGCTTCGCACGTTCGAGTCGTGCCCGATCCACCATTTTGATACTTAGGTCAGGACGAGATGCTTTGCACCTCGCAAATGGCCGTTTCAGCAACAGACGAGTCATCCAAGTCGTGGCCACGGCAAGTCTGATGCTGAGATACCTAATACCCGAAAGGGCGTCCAAGAGAAGGATGACTGGTTGCAAACGTTCTCTTGGATGAATACAGTCTGATGCGGAATAGTTTAGTCCGGTCTAAAACGCATGGCTCATAACCATGATATCATCGGTTCAAATCCGATTTCCGCTACCAATTTTCTACTGGGGTGTGGCTCAACCGGCACAGCAGATGGCTGTTACCCATCCAGAGCGCAAGCTCATTACAGGTTCGAATCCTGTTGCCCCAGCCATTTTATGAGGTTATCGCGTAGCGGCCTATCGCGCTTCCCCGTCACGGAAGACTTCGCGGGTTCGAATCCCGCTAGCCTCGCCATATTGATTTTTCAAGCGAGCCCGGCATCGTATCTACTCCCAAAAGGGTAAGATGAATAATCCGGGTCGGTTGCCAGCCCCACGAAAAGGAAGCAATCATTCCTGCCGTCTTGAATTTGGATTCAATGGTGCTTTTGGTGTAGTGATAGCACGCTCGGCTGTGAACCGGGTAGGCTCAGTTTGAATCTGAGATTGCACCCCAATTTATCCCGTTTTGGTCTAACGATATGACCCCTGTTTGAAGCACAGGTAGTCGTGGTTTAATTCCACGGAACGGGACCATTTTCAATTGCCCGATGGTGTAACTGGGAACATGGTGGACTTTGAATCCATCCGATAAAGGTTCGAATCCTTTTCAGGCAACCATGCAAGTGTGATGCAATTTGGCAGACATCTCTAGCTCAAACCTAGAGTCTTGTGGGTTCGACTCCCACTGCTTGCACCAATTTCGCCAAGTGATGGAACTGGCAGACAGCAATCACTTAAAACGATTGGCTCGAAAGAGCGTGTGGGTCCGATCCCCACCTTGGCGACCAATTTTGGGCTACTAGTGTTAAGGTAGCACAGCGGCCTTTTAAGCCGACGAGTCAAGGTCCAAGTCCTTGGTGGCCCACCAATTTTCGGAACATGCAGCGTGTCCTTTTGGGTGCAACCAAGAGAGCGGACACAGCATCAAAGTTGTGGTGCTTGCAAACTCCACATAATGTTTCCGAATTCATTTTGAGGCCACATAGTTTAGTGGAAGAACGGCAGGTTCTCAACTTGCTCGCAGGAGTTCGATTCTCCTTGCGGCCCCCAGTTTTCAGTTGACAAGCGGCCAAGTTTGTGGTAGAATGTAATCTGAATCGGAGTGATCCTTCGAAGGGTGGCGACCATTACCGCTAGGTTGGGGGTGCCACTATCACCCCCGACATCTCTATAGTGGAGAGAAAAATGAAGATGTGCCCGAAGTGCGGAAAAGATAACGGAAAGAATGACACTCATGGCGGGTCCTATTGTCACGAGTGTAAAAACGAGTACCAAAAGCAACAAGGATATAATCGTGTTTGTTATCTGAAAAACAAAGACAGCATCATTGCCCGACTAAAACTTCGAAAACAGGCACGGGTAGAAATAGTTCGCGATGCCAAAAACAAACCTTGTATGGATTGTGGAATTTCTTACCCATACTGGATAATGCAATTTGACCACGTGCGTGGAATCAAAACCGGGAATCTTGGTCAAATGTTATGGCGCTTTGGCATAAAGAGAATTTTAGAAGAGATTTCTAAGTGCGAAGTTGTTTGTGCAAACTGTCATGCGAATCGCACGTATATCAGACAGAAAAATAACGGGGAAGTGGTCTAGTGATGAAGATACTGGCCCTTCAAGCCAAGTGACGAGAGTTTGAATCTCTCCTTCCCTACCAAGTTCAACGGATGGGTGGCGAAACGGTAGCCGCACCAGTTTGCTAAACTGGCAACCGAAAGGTTGTGAGAGTTCGAATCCCTCCTCATCCGCCAATTTTCAAACGGTCTGTGGCCGAGCGGAACAGGCACCCGTTTCCTAAACGGGACCGATATAGGCGTTCGTCTTCTAAACGAACTAAGGCTGGTTCGACTCCAGTCAGGCCGTCCATTTTTGTGCTGCTAAGTCAGTGGCAGACTAGTTGACTCTTAATCAACGAACGAGTGTTCGATTCACTCGCGGCACACCAATCTATAGACTGTTAATTCAACGGCAGAATGCTTGTCCTACACACAAGTCATGGCGGTTCGAATCCGTCACGGTCTACCATGCGCTGTTCGTTCAACGGACAGGACAGAACGCTACGAACGTTCAGACGGGGGTTCAATTCCCTCACGGCGCTCCATTTTGCAAAGCACGACACCTGTGCGACTGTATATACAGTCAGTGGTGTGATTGGCGAACCGAACGTCGCCTCTTTTTATGGCTCTATCGTCCAACGAACAGGGCACTGGTCTTCGAAACCAGCTATCACGGTTTGAATCCGTGTAGAGCCTCCATTCTTAACGGTGAACAAGAAGTCGCGGCGAAAGCCGAGGAAGTTCCGGCCATCTGGTCAAGGTGCCGTGGAAGCTGCGGGGCGCGAAAGCGCACGGGTAAGAGTTCGGCAAGCCTTGCTCTATCCACTTGTCCGAAACGACTCCACACCGATGCAAGGCAAATAGGGCAGAGGCTGACCACCGATAAAGACTGCCGGGTTGCTGCTTAGACGAATGACTTCTACTTACGCAAGTGAGAACAGAAGCCGGGCTACGGGCACCGTAAAGGCATCACAATTTTCAATTTCCTTGTCGTATAATGGCAATACGCGTGGCCGATTACCGCGCTATGGTGGTTCGAATCCATCCAAGGAAACCATTTTTCAAAATCAACGACCAAAGGTCTACGATAATGAATGCAAGAAAACAAAGAGTAGTAGCACAATTAGGTATGCCTCCTGGTACGGCTGCGGGAAGACTTCGCAAGATTATTCTTTTTCATTTGCTTTGCAGACTTGAAGAAAATATATGCTTTAAGTGTGCCAAAGAAATAGTAACTGTTGATGAGTTGAGCATCGAGCACAAAGAGCCATGGGAAGGCCGCTCTGCTGAGTTGTTTTGGGATTTGAATAACATTGCATTTTCCCATCTGCGGTGCAATACTATACACCGAGTAAAAATTGGAGAGTATAATACTGCAAACTGACAATGCCGGATAGACCGCGCGGATTCACTGGTAGAACAAGAAAAGTTTCTGTCGATAGCACAGGGTGCAGCGAAGACTTATAAACTTCGGAAAGCGCCAGATTAGCGCAACGGGTCGGCTCAATACCGACATCGACAACCATTTTTTGTAGGGCCTTAGAATATCATGCTCGATGAGCAAAGGAGAGTAAAATGATTGCTAATCATTGTATTGAGATTGTAGAACAGGAAGATGGTACTTACGTTTATCCTGTTTTGAATTACAAAAGAGCGCGAGGATGGCATTTGTGTGTGTACAAGGACGGGTCTGCCGATTTATTTCAGAAAGTCGGACCCCATGGTGCCTTGTTGGGAAAACCGATTCATCTTCCGCATCCAGTAATAATTGTAGACGAAGAATAAATTTTGATGGAGGGCAGTCGGCAATGGTGCCTCACTGTCTTGAAAACAGTACCACCGGCTAAGACCCGGTGACAGAGTTCGATTCTCTGGCCTTCCTCCATTTTCTACTGGCCTTCGCTGATGCCGCGACTAACGAGTGTGGGGTAAAGCCCCTATCGGGACAGCCAATTTTCTATTGCCCGTTCGTTTAACCGGAAGGACAGCGGCCTCTGAAGCCGTGAATCTACGTTCGAATCGTAGACAGGCAACCATATTGGGCTGGGAGTAGGCTGAGAATACGTTCGGTTTGCACCCGAAAAAACAGGGTTTGATTCCCTGCCGGTCCACCAATTTTGTACAAGCGGTACGCACCCTATAAGTGGAAGCCAAGGGGATGCGTAGTCCTAGGGAATCCGCGCTTCACGCCGAGGCCCGATTGAACCCGGGAGCAACACGGCGAACAATTTCTACAGGCGGTTAAGCTCAACGGCAAACTGTCCGTCTCCAAAACGGAACTTGGGAGTTCGAATCTCTCACTGCCTGCCATTTGCGGTACTACGATGCGTAACTCACGTAGTCAAGGATCATTCGTGAGGTGATCCATGACCTAGTCCACTCCGTTGAAGTCAGCTAAAATCTGATGGAGGAGTGGACGGTCGAATTTCAAATCAAAGGAAAACATTTTGCGCAGTCTCTTTTTTATCGCAAGACATGGTCAGACTGTCCTAAATGAATCGGGACGTTATCGCGGATGGTCTGATGGTCCTGACGCCCAACTCAACGAAGATGGTATTCGATCTGCTCATGAAGAAGGCAAGTTTCTTCAGAAGCTGAAGCAGCCGTTTTCAAAGATCATATCATCCCCTCTACAACGCGCAGTCTTGACTGCTGCTATTATCGCGGAGTATCTTGGAGTCGAGTTCATTGAAATTGATGATCGCCTTCTGCCTTTGAATGTTGGCGATTTCAAAGGGCAATCCAAAGCAGATCACCCTATTCAGCCATTTCTTGACAACAAGAACAAAAGATTTCCAAATGGCGAAACGATCAATGAGTTTGAATATCGTCAGCACGAGTTTGCCGAAGACCTTCTAAAGATAATTGAAAAAGAAAAGAGCACGGAAGACCCCGAAGTTTTGGTTGTTGCCCACGTTTCAAATGTGATGTACTGGTGGAACCTGCAGACCGGCGCGAACAGCGATGAGTATTTGGGCGAGACGACGGATATTATTAGCTCCGGTGGCATTGCACTGATCGCGGAGTATACCACGATTCCGATTTTCAAGTCTAATCCTGAAGCCGAATCCGATCACTCCATACAAATTGACATATCTGCGGTTCAAGGGGAGACCGGAACTGGATACGAGCCCGCTGCGAACAAGGGGCCATTCTCTTGTGCTAACTGTGAATTTTTTCGATCTGTGGATAATTCCTGCGGACAGGATGACATGTTGAAGAAGTCAAAGCAGCCGCGCACTTCCGATGGCCGAATTAAGGTTGATCCGAACGCCTGCTGTGAGTATGTTGCCCGAGTCGGCAATGGCAAATAAGTGGACGAAGACTCATTGTAAACATGGGCACGAATTTACTCCTGAGAATACTTGCTGGGATAAACATCGTCGTCGTTCTTGTAGAGTTTGTGGCCGATTAAAATATGCAAGATTGATGGGCGGTCCTGAAAAGAAACGGTATCATTCAGATCGTTATAGAATGTGGAAATATGGTATAAGCGCAGAAGTGTTTGTTGCGATGCTCGCGGCTCAAAATAATTGTTGTGGAGTATGTTTGAAACCTTTCTCGGAAGATAAAGGGATGGAGGCGGTTGTAGATCACTCCCATGTTACCGAAATGAATCGAGGATTAGTTCATAGAAAATGCAACATGGCTCTTGGTCTTCTACAGGATGATCCTGTTACTTGCAAATTGGCCGCAGCATATTTGGAAAAATATCTCGGGGAGAAGAAATGAATTCAACGCGATACAACTATTCATGTGCTGCCTGCCAAGGTTCTGTAACAAAAACCCCCACTGGAAAATCAAAAGGTGAGAAGGGCACGATTCACGGCCTGCATGGCTGGGAGTGCAATAACTGCGGTCGCGGGGCGAAAGTTTCTCGCGCGCTAAAATAAGAAGGATTGATGCCGACTATTGTTGGAACAGACGGACAAAATTTATTTTGGAATGATGAAGTCAAAGGGCTTCAAAAAACACCTTTAACTTCTGCGATAGGAACTACAAATTTTAATGGTTTGACTAACCAACCCGGGGTCTTTGCTCAGGCTTTTGGTGTTACTGCAAACACTCGTTGGACTGGCGATGGTTCTATTACGCTCAATTCTCCAACAGTCACATCAGCATCCATCAATTTCACTGCTTCCGATGTAGGAAAAACGATTTATACCGTTTATCCGAGCACGGGACAGACAAAATTAATAGGGACAATTCTTTCAGTTCAATCTTCAACTCAAGCTACAGCGAGTGCGAATGCATCTGCCACGCAGTCCAATTGTTCTTTGTGCGTCGGAACGGATGACACTGCCGCTTTACAAGCCGCTTGGGCGGCGTGCCTAGCAGCGGGCGGTGCAATGCTATTTTTGCCCTCGGGGGCAATGCTGGTTTCTGCACAGCCTTTTTATTATTCTAATGGTTCTACGGCAAGTCCTATAGGTGCATTTGGGCTTCAAGGACAGGGAGGATATGGTTCAGGGACTGTGTTTGTAGTCTCACCAAGTTTTAATTTTGGTTCCATGCACGGGTCGGGGATGATTTACGATGTGGTATCCGGCGTCTCTGGGGCTTACGACGGTTTTCATATGTTTAATCGCGTTTCCCAGATTAGCGTCACGGGCTTAGGGGCGGGATTCGGAAGTCAAAGTGGCAGCGGTCTTTCTTTGTTATATGGGAGTAATGCCTGTTTTTCTGATATTCAAATCGCGGGATTTTCTGGCCCTGCGTATATGTCATGCGTGACTTTGAACACGGAGAATCGTGCCTATAATTTGAATATTCAACCCCAATTTAGTAGTGGTTTGGGTAATCCAGTAAACTGTCTCTCAATTGCAAACGGCGCAGATTCGGTAGAAATATATGCTCCAATTTTAGCCTACACTGGAGGGTGGGGCTTAGTTTTTGAGAACAATACGAACGTAAATATTTTTGGCGGCTTAATCACGAGCACGGGTGGGGGACCAGGTAGCAATCCTCACACGGGTGTTAGTGTCATCGGTTCCACGGGAGTGAATTTTTTTGGTACTCGAATTAATGCAGCGAATACTGGAGGGGCAACTCCCGGAGGGATTTATGTTGACGGCACATCCGAGGTGTTCTTGTCCGGTGTTGAAATTCTGAATGGAATAACAAGTTCTACAAATATTTGGGTAGCTAGTGGTGGTCAACTTTCTTTGCAGAATGTGAACAATGTGGTTACTGGAAGTGCAGCGGGCTTGAACATCGCGGGTTCCCTTTATGACCTAGGAGGCAACATCTTCGGTCAAACGCCAACAATTTCTGGTTCGATATTCGGAGATGCTTCAATTACAGGCACTGTTCAAGTTGCTGGAAATATTACGCCGGGGACTGGATGGGGGACCACAGGAGCGGCGGGGAATGGAGTATCATCCGTTAGTGGGAACACGAAAATAATTCAGTTCACCATCACCACGGCGGGCACCCCCGGAGCTAGTCCAACTGTGGCGATAGTGTTTCCCACTCCATTTTTGGTTGCGCCCATCGTTAGCTTGCAGCAAGTGGGCGGCACGGGAACATCGATATCGAATCCGATTGCGAGTTCGATCACAACAATGGGAGCAACGTTCACTTTCACGGGGACGCCTAGTGCAGCCGGGGCGACATACATTTTGCAAATGACGGCAGGGCTATCTTAAAGGACAAGATATGGGTATATCACCAGTTCTAAATCAATTTGCCAATAGCGGCGGGCTCTCAGGTTCCGTTGCTTACCCGAACAATAATGCGGCAGGGAATCTCCTCGTCTGCGTGGTGCGCTGCTTAGTGACTGATACAGTAGCGGATACCAATAATGGTTCGTGGACTAGAGCAGCCTATCAAGCGACATCGGATACTCTTGGTGTCGGGATTTTCTATTACGCGAACTGCAAGTCCGGGGCAAACACGGTTAACACGACGGCTTCCATTGCACGGCAGGTTGTCATTGGGGAATATTCTGGACTCGCTTTGACGAGTGTTTTGGGTAACACGAATGCAGCAACGGGAACGGGCAATACGGTCAGTTCTGGCTCTGTTTCGACTTCGCCCAATGCGAACACACTTCTAATCGGCGGGGTTTCAAACGAAACTCTCAACGGTCAAGTTTTTACTCCGACTGGCGGATTTGGTAATGAAACAAACGCCAACGCCGGGGGAAATACATTTCTGTGCGACCAGATTGTCTCCTCCGTAAACTCCTATACTTTTGGCGGGTCGTATAGCGGAGCCGTGGCTCTATGGGCTGCCGCAGCAGCGGTTTTCATAGGAGAGCCGACATGCGCCACTCCAGTCATTAGTCCTGCGGCGGGCGCGTATGATGGCAGTGTGAATGTCACGATTACTTGTTCAACACCGGGCAACTCAATTTATTATACGACGGATGGCAGTACGCCTACGTCGGGCTCGACACCGTACACGCCGTTCACAGTAGATTCTTCTCTGACCGTCAAAGCAATTGCTATCGCTTCAGGTTATGTAAATAGTGCGGTGGCGTCTGCTGCATACACGCTCACCTACACCATTTCAGGAAGTGCAGGAGTGGCAGGGGCGACAGTTACTTACGCTGGAACCACTTCAGGAAGTGTGGTAGCCGATGGCTCAGGAAATTATGCTATCTCAGGATTGCCGAATCTTTGGACTGGCACTGTTACCCCATCAAAGACAGGTTATACTTTTTCACCTGCTAACTCTTCTCAGACAATTAACAGTGGGGATAACACAGGCGTGAATTTTACGGCGACATCATCAGGCGGAGGAGCAAGCGGTTGGTTGAATGCTCAACACGATTTCGCAAACAAGAGAGGATTACGAGGATGAGCGGAGATGCGTTAGCTCGCGGCGCACGAAGCGCGACATTTGGTCCAGCAAAAGTCACTCAGGCAAAGTGGGATGCCATCTTCGGAAAAGATGAACCCCAAGAAACGCAAGAAAAGCTCAAGGAATCAGGTAAAGTAAATGGCAAACAGTCTTAATACCAATCCCATCGTTATCTCTCAAACGCAAACGGCATATAAATCGGCTGTGCTCACATCACAGGGATCGTTTATTACGTTACGCATTATTAAAGTATACTGGGAAAATCCGACCAACATTGGCGATACCTTTGTCATTCAAGACCCGGCCAGCGGTCAGACATGGTTAACAGGCCGATGTGAAGTAGCAAACCAAAGTCAAATTTTTGATTTTACAGCGAAACCCCTGCTATGGAAGGATTTTGAAGTTCTTACATTAGCATCTGGTACGCTGTATATCTATTTGGACTAACAAGTTTTCTCGGTTGCCTTCGGGGACCGAAATCAAGCAGTAAAATTTTTCAGAAGGAAAAGTGAAATGTCCTATAACAAGCGAGATTCAAAAGACCCCATGCCGACAGCGGATAATGTTTACCGCGAGAATGAGGCGGGCAACGTTCCGGTGACCGGCGAAGATCACGACCAAAAGAAAGCCGAGAAGGTTAGCGCCGCTAGCCGTTTTGGTAGCGGTATTGGTCCAGATCAGCCTACCCGTCAAGATGGCGATGGTAACATGCCTGCAACTGGTGAATCGCATGACCAGTCCAAGGCTTCAACTATACCAGCATCACGCCGCTGGTAAGCTGAATGACAAAGGAAGAGAAGGCCATTTATAATAAAAAGTGGCAATCTGCTCATCCTGTGTATGCTTCTAAAAAGTCTAAAGAGTGGAAGGCGGCGCATGTCGAAGAGAAGAAAGTTTACGACAAGCGGTATCATAAGGACCGCCTTATGAAAGACCCACTCTATCAAAGACGATATGCGTATAAGAAATTATATGGCATAAGTTTGGAAGAAAAAGAGCGCATTTTAGCATCTCAAAACAGGTGTTGTGCTATTTGCGGCATTCCAGATGCCAAAAAATGGTGTGTTGACCACGATCATTTTGCAGAAGTTACAACAGGCGAGATTGTTATTCGTGGAATTCTTTGTTCTACGTGTAATTTCTTGTTGGGTCATGCAAAAGATAATGAGAGTATTTTATTGGCCGCAGTAGAATATCTTAGAAAGAACGGTAAATAAAAATGGCAGATAAGCCTAAAACAGTAAAAGTCGGGGATGTCCTCGCCAAAGATAAGACGGAGAAATCCGCCCCGAAGTCGGAATCAAAACCCAAGAAGTCCCGACCGAAGCACAAACATACCCATATTGAACACCATTACGATGAAAAGGGTAAGTCAACGGGTCATACCGTGCGTCATACTCCAATGGGCGGCGGCGAAGAAGTCAGCTATGCCAAGCCCGATCTTGATGGAGTCCACGATGGACTTGAAGAGCATGTTGGCGAGCCCAATGAAGGTGAAGCGGAGGCTGAGCCTGCAGAGCCGCAACCCGCTGCAACCGCACCGCAGCCGGGAGTATAGTCATGCCGAATCAACCCACCGAGCAAGAAAAAGCTGCACTTTCTCAAACCCGTGGTAAAACCATGTCAGCCCTTGAAAAGTCAGGCGGTCTTGCAACTCCCGAAGCAAAGCAAAAATTTGCAGCGGCGCAAGGAACTGCCGAGGCCGCAGGTAAACTCACTCCTGCCCGAATGCAACAACTTGCGGCTCAAGGCACCATGAGTTTCAAGCACGGCGGAAAAGTTCCGGGTAAAAAAGGCGAAGCAGTCCCAATTATCGCGCATGCGGGTGAAACAATAATTCCAGCAGACAAATCCAAGGGCCGCAATTCCGAGTATCGCAAGGTATTTGTTGCACGACAGCAAACTCGACAGGGCGGCGGCAACACGCCAGTCAAAGGCGAAAAACACGATTCCAAGAAAGCGGAAAAGGGTATCGCAGAAAAGAAAGCATAACCGTGGGCATCTCAAATCTCGGTGACTTGAACTTCCGATTGACACTGCCCGATGTGCAGAAGTTGTCTAAGGAAGAACAAGACAACGTGAAAATTCGAATCCAGACTGATTTGCGTTTTCTGGTTAACTGCGTTTTGCGTCCTGCAAACTCCAAGAAGTTTCCAACACTTCTGGAAAAGGTTCATGGAAAAATTATTGACTCGTTCCTTCAGCCTGATCCTCACAAAGATTCTTCTGAATGGGATGAACGGGATGAGTTTGTAGTATTGGCTTCCCGAGGCATGCTCAAATCTACAATTGGAGCGGCCTTTCTAACTCAAGTTATTTTGTGTTCTCCTGACATTCGTATTCTCATCATGTCAGGAAAAATTGATAAAGCTAAGAGCATCCTTGCAATGGCTCGAAAGCCATTCTTTTCCAATCAAGTTATTCGGCATTTGTTTCCTGAATGGGCGATTGAAGAATCAGATATCAAACTTGAAGAGTTCACAACTCCAAAGCGAAACCCTGAACTAGACCTTCGAGACCCAACCATCTCCCTTGCCAGCTTTGAGTCTGTAAAAGCTGGAGGCCACTATGAACTTGTGTTTTTGGACGACGCGACAAACGAAATCAATTCGTCCAATTTAGAGAATTGCGAAAAAACCCACGGCACATACGATGATACTGACGAGCTAGTTGAGCCGGGCGGATATCGGATGTTTTTGGGCACCAAATGGCATGAAGAAGATTTACCCGCTTACATCTGTCGAAAAGGCGCGGAAGACAAAGAGAAATCTGGACGTGAGACAGTTTCTTATTTTGTTTTGCCCGCATGGACGCTCCGTAAAGATGGAACGCCAAAAGAAATAGAAGAACGGATAAAGAGAGAGAAGAACGGCCAACTTACTCCTGATGATGTCGATCTTACTTGGCCTGAGAAGCTGAATGCAAACTTCTTATTCAAACGCTATCGCCGGAATCGTTCTGATTTCTACAAGCAATATTTGCTTGATGCGTCTTTGGACGAGACGCCAAAGTCATTCACAGAAGCAATTCTGAAGAGACAGATCACATCTCCAAACGATCTTCTGCAAATTCCCATGCATGACCGTTCAGTTGTTGTTCACTGGGATTTAGCATCTGCATTTACTGGCCGACGCAAGAAAAGTGAATCAGATTATTCCTGTGGCATTATCGCGGTATTTCAGAACAGCACGATGAGAATGTGGGTTGTGCAGGTTGTTCTGGCACACTACAACAATGGTACTGATGTTTCAAACGCCATCGTTCAGTTGTATCGGACAGCGGAATATTTCGGGCCCATTGTCGGCCATAGCATCGAAGACGCCATGGGCGTCCGTTGGCTGGAAGATCAGATCAATGAAGCTGTACGAAGAACTGCCAAGCCAAACGATAAACCGTTCAAGTCTATCACATGGGAATTACCGAACAACGAATTGAATGCAAAGAATGTCCGTATCGCGGTATTGGCATCGGCCATGAAAGACGGACATGTCTTTATCAACTCCAATGTCGGGTTCATTGATGATGTCCGCTCTCAATTTGAAAAATGGACGCTTGATGCCAAGCGCCGTAAAGACGATGCTCCTGATTGCATCGCGCAGGCTTGGCAATACTATCGCCCGCTGATCTTTCCTAAGACCATTGAGAGTTTGAAACCTAGCGGGCCCATTCTCACATGGGAGCCTGAACTTCCGCCCGAAGCACCGGACTCGCATGCAGGAGAAGGTGAAAGCACGGATATTGATGCGGTGAATTCAACTAATGTTGCAAGTCTATATCGAGGATAAGGAAACGGAATGCAGTTACCCCAGCCAAATACTACCGCCGCCCCGCTAAATCAAAGAATAGATGATTTCAGTTTGGATAGTGGTGCAGTAAAAACTGATGAATCTGCACTTTCCTTAGTCATTCAGGATACCCAGCGAGCCGAGAAGTTCGTGATGGCGCGTTTATGGATGAGCGAATGGCGTGTTGCCAAGAGCTTGTACGAAGCTCCGGTTCGTCAGACTTATTGGCGCGATACTTTGGTTCCGCGCTCAAGTAATTCTTTCCCTCTAATCGCTCAGCACGTTCGGGCAATTCTGGATCAGGCTATGCCCGCTATCTTTCCAGAGATGACTCCGTTTGCCATTCAGCCGACTGAAGGCACACCTCGACAAGTATCGCGTGGTTGGGAATCGGTTCTGTCATATCAATTGCGTCAGGCGAATGTGAAAGCTCAAATGCGTCTAATAGTAAAAGACGCTGAAATTTTTGGCACGGGATTGGGTAAGTTTGGATGGGAAACCTTTGATCGTAAGCGCACGGTCTACAAGCGCGCGGCTATGCCGAAGGAAATTCCGTCTTCCGTTCCGGGCGGCAAGTCTACCTTTCTGCATACTGCAGAATCCGATGAATTGGAAGAGTACGATGTAACCGACCGCGTTAGTCAACCATTCTTTAAGCGCATCGAAATCAACCATCTTTTGGTTAGTCCGGGTCTTCGTGAACCTGATATTCGTGCGGCTGACTTTGTTGTGTACCGTGACTATTTGACGATCCGCGATTTGAACAAACTTCGGGATTTTGAAGGTTACGATATTCCCGACGAGAAGACTTTGAAGGCTTTGGCAGCACCTCCTGCCGAACAAGCACCGAGTTCAGGTTTGGAGAATGAAGGCACGGCGTACCCGACACAGGGGCATCGCCCGCTTCCGCGCTATCTTGATGAGTCTGAAGACCCGCTGGAACACAAGCTGGAAGTTCTTGAGCACTGGACAAAGGACCACGTCATCGTGGTTCTGCAGCGCAAAAAAGTAATTCGTAATGAAGGCAACCCGCTAGGCGTCATCCCGTTTGTTTCTTGTTATTGGGACGATCTACCGGGCACATTCTACGCCTTTGGTATTCCACGTCGTATTGGTGGAATCCAGACACACATTCAAGGTTTGCGTAACCTGCGTTTGGATGACGTTCACATGAACCTTCAAAACATGTGGATGGCTCGCAAAGGTTCCAATATTGCCGCTCAACCCATCAAGCAATACCCGGGCGCGGTATTCAAAGTCGATGACATGGACAGTTTGAAAGCCATTGAGAAGCAACCCGTTTTGTCTGAAGCATATCAGGAAGAAGAAGTTCTTATGGCTGATGCCGAGAAGACAACGGGCGCGAATGAACTGTTGATTCAAGGTGCTATGCCGGGTGGTGTACGCAGTACAGGTATGCGATCTGGTACAGGTGCGGGAGCCGTTGCAGGAGCATCAAGTGCCCGCGTACAAAGTTTTGTGGATATAGTGTGTGACCAGTGCTTGCTTCCGCTTCTCTATTCTTTCCTGAAAATGGACAGGATGTGGCTTGATCCTGCCGTTATACGCAAGATCGTGGGAAAGACGTTGTGGACATCCATGGAACAGAATCATGACGGCGATCTTACGCTCGACATGTGCAACAATGACGATATTGAATTTACTTTGTTGGCCGGTTCAAACATCGCAGCTAAACAGAAGATGGGCCAGTCTTTGCCATTGCTTGGTCAGATGCTGGAAGCCCCGGCTGTTCAGCAAGGATTGGCATCTGCTCAAATGAAGGTCAACTGGGTTGAGTATAGCCGTCGTTGGGAAGAAGTCTCAGGTTGGAAGACACCAGAAGACATCATTATCCCGATGACTCAGCAAGATCAGCAACGTGCTGCGCAGATGAATCCGAAGATGTTGGATGCCCAAGCAACTCGTGCGCGCTTGGCTCAGATGCACGCCCAAAATAAGGACCTGTCTGCTCAAGAGCATCAGCAAAAACTTACTGAGATTGATGCCAAGGGTCAGGCAGATACCGGACAAATTATCGCCACGAAAGCTGTGGAGCGAGCCTCGGAACGCGAAGAAACTCCGGGCATTGTATCAGGATTCGAAGGGCTCGGAGGAACGTAATGGCTCAAGTTATGACTACAGACGGATTCGTTATAGATGTGTCCGACGATGATCCGTTGCTGCGGCGAGACATTCCCCGCGTGGAATATGAAACTTCTCAAGAAAATTACGACACCGCGCAAACCATATACGACAAAGCGCGGAGGATAGGGCATCTACGAAATAATCCAGATCATTTGCTGTTTATCAGCGATCTCAAGGAGAAAATTCAACAGAAGGCCGATATTTTGCTTGCCTGCACGGATAAGGATAAAAAAGATAAAGCGTGGCAAGATCATCGAGACTTACGGATAGTTTTAGACTATTGCAATAACACAATAAACGAAGCCGCCACCGTACCAAGACCGCTTTTGCACAAAGTATCACAGTAGTAAAAATAGACCTGATTGGCCGGGATTGGCCAAAATAAAGGAGAATCACAATGGGAACAGGAATACCAGTAGAGAAGGTTTTGAAGTTCACGGACAAAGGCATTTCCGTTGAGGAAGCCCGCAAGAGAATGTTGGAAGCAGGCGAAGCACCGAAAGGGATTCTGAAAGAAGTACGCAAGAACGCGGCAGTGAATCCAACACCAGCACAACCAGTTGTTCAGCCAACTGTATCGGCTCCGGTACGACAACCTGTCCCGAAGAGAGAAGTTGCCACATCCGCTAAGCTGACTGTTGTTACCGAAGATGGAACGGACGGAGAAAGTACTATCATCTCCGCCGAGACGCCGCAAAAGCTAGATGCTGAAATCAGAACGATTCACAGTCAAGCACAAATCAAGCACCAGAAGATTCGCGTTGAGTTTATTGCCGATGAGCCTATTGAACCAGTTGTTCAACCAGAACCAACAGCGGTGGTTGTAGAAGAACCCGTTACTGCTCCTGTGGTGGCTCCCGTAGTTGTGTCACCGATTCCTGTAGAACAACCCGAGCGAATTGAAAACGCCAAATTCATTCTGGAAATCAAACAGGAAGACGGTGAATGGATTGGCGAGATCACGTACAAGAACGGTGCAGGTATTGAACGCTTTACTGCTCCGTCACGTAATGCTCTGAATTTGAAGTTGCTCGAAGGCAAGGCCAATGCGACCCTTCGTGTTCGTGAAGCTATACGACGCGAGAAATATGGCACCGAATTGGATAAGGTCTATACCTTGCCCGACTATCTGACGCAAGAAGCGTATGATGCTCTTCCAAAAGAAGCGCAGATGGGAATTCTTGATACGATTGCCACGAATGAAGGCAACGTGTTCAAAGAGTTGCACCCCGAGTATTGGCCGAATGAGGACAATTCTGTCAAGATTCAAAAGTTTTTGAACAAGCGTGGTTTACCTTTCACGCTAAGAAACATCGAATTTGCTTTTGAAGAACTGATGGAAAGCGAAGAGCTTGATATCAGACCAACTCCAAAACCAACAGTTGTAGCACCGTCCGTACCTAGCCCTGCACCGCGCACAGAGGATTCTGTGGCGGCGGTAGTGCCTGTAACCCCTGTTGCACCCGCACCAGTGGTTCCGGCTACCCCTGCACCGCAGGTACGCAAGAGGGGGACGACTGGCTTGCAGCCCGGTCATTCTAGCGCGGCTAACACCGAACTAGAAACGGCCACAGAGGAAGCTAACAAGCCGAGCGAACCCTCAGTCGCGGAACTTCGTAAATCTTCTCCTATCGGAAAACCGCCTAGCGACGACCTCCGACGAGCGTATCAAAATACGCTTGCCGAACGTCGAAAGGCTCGACAGTTCTAATCGGATTGATTGGGACAATAGTGGGAAGTAAACATTTGTTCGGCATACCATAGCAGAGGTTTCTGCCGCTAGTCTCTAATATGAATTGGAGTCCTAGTGTTCTAATGTAAAAAATTGAGGTAACAAATATGCCTAGTAATTCACAGGCTTCATTTGTTATCGGCTCAACTTTGCCAAGCACCCAAGCGGTCTTTTATGATCGTTTGGCAGTACGTGCTTTGTTCGCGCATCTTGGGTTCCAAGGGCTGACCGCAGAACGTCAGATTCCGAAGAACGCAGGTCGCACGACACAAATTTACACGTATAACTTGGCTCCGTTTACTGCGAACGTTTCAGCAAACGCGATTGATATTGGTGGTGGACCCATCAATACCCCGCCCCCGACTGCCGTAGAAGGCACCGTGGGCACACCAATCGTGCCAACTGAAGCGAGCATCCAAGCAGTGCTAGGTCAGTACGTTGATTACGTCAACGTTTCTGACTTTGCTCTTGCTGTGGATATTGGAAAGCCTCTCGAACAACTCAGCGAAATGCTTGGGTATCGAGGCGCTCTCGTGGTTGATACGTTGATTCAGCAAGGCTTTGATGCTGCTGTTTCTACGGACCCAACTGCAAGCGTTCAGCTTTCTGATGGTAGCTACGTGACCCGTGCGGTTCTTAACACGGCTGTGGCTACAATTCGCGGAAAGAACGGACGACCTTTTGCCGGTGGAAGAATGCGTGGAATCATGCATCAACAAGGGTGCATGCAAAATTAAGCTATATCCGTTAATATCTTACATTTAGCTTGACAAAGTATCAGATATGTGATACAATGTTTAGTGAAATAAGACAAGACGGAGGAAAGACTTCGATGGATCACAACGCATGGCCGTATGTGGCCGGAATTTTAGATGGTGAAGGAAGCATCTACGTTGTCCGTGGTCAACGCTCAGACGGATGTTCGGGTGAGCGATTTGAATTGGGAATCAAAATTAGCAATACAGATTTCCGTCTCATCAAATGGCTACTGCACAACTTTGGTGGACGATTTCAGACTGATGTTAGCAACCGCAAAGGACGAGGTTTTTCTTCTTTGCGGGCCAAACTTTTATATCAGTGGAAATTGTCTGGCAGCAAAAACAAAGAGAAGTTTTTGTTAGGTGTTATCCCGTATATGATTATCAAGCAGGAACAAGCTAAACTCGCTCTTGAGTGGGTTAGATTGGGAACTGGTTGGAATCAAGAAAAGCGCGCGGTGCTGGCAGAAAAAATATCAGCACTGAACCACGGCCATCTAATCGAAGAATCCCCAACGACTAATACGCTTAACACTCCATTTTATGGAATGAAGATAGAGTCTGAACTGCATGGTGACATGCAGAGTGATCCTGCGGTGACGCAGAAATCCTAAACAAAAATTACCTTATATACTTAACGATGTTGCTAACGACCTGACTCACAACGGCGTTCTCGACACCGAGAAGTACACCCGTGAAGGACAGAAGTGGATTGAAGCTGGCCTCGCAGAAGATAATGAAATCATCCCGGTAGCGGGTATCGATTTCGTTATGAGCACCAACGTTCCGTTGGTTGCCAACTTGCCCGCATCTGGTAAGTCTTCTTGGGAAACCTACATTACTGCTGACGAGACGATGTTCGCTATCGCTCTTGGTGGTTTTGAAGACGTTCCTTAACCATTGCCGTTTCATGAAGTTACGGCACAGGGTACGTAAAATCTCGCTATATCGGGGAAACACCTGATACCCCTCAGGCCAATCCCGAGGCAACCTGCGCAAGCAGAGAGTCCGTAGAGACTACACGCGAGAAACATCTTGACAAACTACAGAATTTGTGGTATAATGTTTGGGTGTTATGATATAGTCCGTTCTGCATGGTAACATGCAGAGTTAGGGGTGAGACATGGGTTTTGCAACAGTAGAACAAGAGCGGCAATACGCTCGTCAGTATTATGCCCGCAATCGGGCCAAGATACTGGAGCATGCTCGGGAGAAGTATGCCGAGAATGCAGAACTACGTAAAGCGAAATCAGATTATCGAAAAGAATGGTGGAAGGGCGTTTCTTCCGACTGGGACCGTTACAAGATTTATATGGTTCGCCGGGCTCGTCACCGTGCCAAGATGCTTGGTCTTCCTTTCGATCTCACACCTGATGACATCACTATTCCAGAGGTATGTCCGCTTTTGGGAATTCGTTTACAAGTGGCAACAGGTCGTCACAAAGACGATTCACCTGCTCTTGACCGAAGAATTCCTGAAAAAGGGTATATCAAAGAAAATGTGATGGTCATCTCGCAACGCGCCAACGTTTTGAAACGGGATGCTTCTTTAGAAGAGCTAGAGAAGCTAGTTGACGGATTGCGAAGAATAACAAATTAAGGACGAATCCAACTTCAAGGCAAACATCTATGAATTCGCACCGAGTGCATTTGACCCGGGCGGAGAAATAGGTGGAGCGGTTAGTTACAACTAAGTAAAATTGGTTCATCGTGGCGAAATCCGCGAATGAGAATCTTCTCTAATTGACTCGAACCCTGAAATGGCAACGAGGCGGAAGCGAAAGCACCGTGAGAGACTAAGCGAGAAGACACCCTTCGGGGTGATGCAATAGTCCGAGCACACAGGAATCCAACTGTGTGAGATTGTCAGAAATGCACAATCCCCCAAGTTATTTGGGGTAACAATCCTGTTAAGTTCGTCGTAACTCCCCGTCCTGCCGCCGCTGGCACGTTCCTGCCCTTCCGACGTATTTTGTCGGAAACAGCAACAGCCTAAGCCGATAATAACTCAAGTTTCGGAGTAACGAAACAATCCTTGCTCCACACGGTATGTGGACTAAAATTTACCGAGTTTGCCCGTTTACATAAACGAGCCGTTACCGAGAACGTTTACTCGGAACCCCCAGTCAGGCAGGGGTATACAAGAAGCCGCCCGGCGTTGGTCCCGCAGGCCAACAAAACTTCGTCAAAGGGATAGTGGCCTCCTCCCGCTATCCCTTGGCGTTGTAAGAAGAAAAAGGAGAAGAAGATAATGTTGACAGTAAAACTATATACAGACGGAAAAGTCACAGTAGTTGAAGGTACAAAGATAAACGTCTATGCGGCAGGTCCAAACGAAGGAATTGCGGACAATCCGAAAGACAGATTATGGGATGTAATTGAAATTTCAGTCGAACAGGGAGAAAAGAATGAGGTGTTTTATCTCTCTAGTATAAAAAGACCCCGACCTAAAGGGTGGGCGGCTGAAGTCGATTTTTATGAGAAGGCATATATTGAAAACGAGCATGGTGCGACTATTGAAATTGTAAAACCAGTTTAGTTTTTAATAATAGCCTCGCCTGATCCGCGAGTAAAATCGAAACGGGGAGATAGTGGCCTCTTCCCGCTGTCTCTCGGCATTGTCTCAGAGGAGATAAAAAATGAATATAGTTTTAGAAAATGATGGACAAAGAGCAATTGTACGGCGCTCATATATTCCTTTATCGGAGCTAAAAACATCTTTTATATTTGCGGACGATATTGGATTACTTTGTGCTGTTTATCGTAGCGATTTTAATTTAACTAAGGAACAATTTCTTGCAGAACTTCCGGTCGGCGGGGAGTGTAAATAATGTCTGATGACTTTGTCAAAACAATTACTGATGAAGATGTAGCATGGCATAATAAAGAAGAAGCCCTGCTTGAAGAGATGGGTTTGACGCGCAACGACACTGACAAGTTGCGCAAGACCATGTTGTCTGCTGACGAAGCTGTTTGCGCGAAGCAAGAAGAACTGACACGTATCCGCCAGCACAAAGGCCGCAAAGAGAATTGGCAGGAATTTCTGGATACCAAGGCGCGCATGGGGCGCGTGTTGTCTGGCCATGATGTGATTCGTCATCTTCGCACCATCTTGCCGCAACTGCGTTGCGCCGATGGCCGCGTTCGAAAAACGCTTTCTTTATTTTCTCCCGTTGTGCGCACCTACGAAGACGGGTTTCATCCGGGCTGGGAGTATTTGGGCTGGATTCAAAGCCATCTTAATCCCGAATATACAATTGATATCGTGGATGCTGACGGCGTGCCCAAGGGCAAAATTAACGGCTGGCGCACCTTCCTGCTGAACGTCATTATCCGCAAAGACGGCACCGGCAAATGGATTCTGAAATCCAACGGCGTTGTAGCAGATGGGACTGGATTGCCGTTGAAGATCATCACTGAAGAACAGGCATTACGTGCATTTGGATATCCGACAAACGGAGCCACGGCTTCAGAGTATCGCAGACAACTTTGGGAGTTCCGCAATGGTAAGCAAGTTAATCCTATTGCATGGACTTAAACGAATGTTACTGAACTGAGCGAAGCACCACAGTTCAAACCAACCGCGCTCACACGGAAAGGTGAGATAAGGAGAAGTATATGTCAGAAGAAAAAGATACACCTAATATCACTAAGGTAACGGTACCCGCCGGTCTCACAAACGATCAGCTTTTCAAGATGTTGATCGATGCTCAGAAGGAACAGGCCAAGTCCAACAAACTGTTGGCTGATGCTCTTTTGGAATCACGCAAGCCTTACATTGATCCGGCTGTATTGGAAGAAAAGCAGCGGGCTTTGGAAGAGAAGCGCAAGTCGGTGGACCTCACCATGCGCCAGCGTGCTGAAACCAAGAGACAGTGTCCGCATACGCGAACCACTCAGGACAGCAACGGCTTTGTTTCGTTTGGCGACAAATTGAACATTAAGTGGCAAGAACACTCCAACGGAATCATCTTGGGTGTTTGCGGCACTTGTTTCTCTCAGTTTGACGCCCGCAATCCAGCAGATCGAGACCTACTCCGTCGAGACGGAACTTCGATCAAGAATATGGGTCGCGCCCGCGAGCATTCTCGTTTGGGGATGTAAAGAAAATCAAGGCCGCAAGAGGAAGCGGCCTTTTTTATTTTGAGGAGATGATGAAAAAAGATATCACTGTGGTGACCAGCCTTTGTGGCGCGGGACTCGAAAGAGAGTATTTACTGCTCCGCGATTTACTTATGTCTCAAGGCCACTATGTGATGGGCGTTCACTATACGGATATGTCCTGTGAACTCCATTCCAGCGATCTCACGATATCTTTTGAAGTTGTTTCTCCTCGCGTTCTTTCTCTCTCCCGAGAGCATTGGTTAGTTCCAAACAGCGAATGGTGGAACCCGCTTAATGACCGTTTCCTTCCGCAGTTCAGCAAGATCATCTGCAAGACCAAAGATTGTTACGACATCTGGTGCCGAAAAGTAGGTTCGGCC